CATCAAAGACTGAGAATGTTGAGTAGTCAAGTCCTTGACCCTCTGCAACGTCTACAGTCATACAATATGTTTTGTTTGGTAAAGCATGTTCGTATACGTCTAAGAAACCGTCTTGATAGATTGGATTCTTGAAAACTAAAGTTTTCAATTTAGCCGGATGTATTAATGTGTTTGTTGAGCCGATAAAGTTACATTCAAATTCTTGCTCAAACTGATCAACTGAAGTATTTTTGATTGTAGTTTCTTTCCACTTCTCGTCACGACCAGGCACCATTGACCAGTGAATCTCAATCGGCTTGTACAGACTACGCTTCTCTATTGCATCGCTCCACATCTTGTAGAACAAATTCAGTCCGTTCGGTGTAGAGACGATGATGACCTTTGTTGTGTTACCAGATGAAATAGTAGGATACGTTGACATGAAGAACGCTTCGGCAATGCTGTTTGGAATGTGTGCAAACTCATCTAAAAAGATGATGTTAAATGACTTACCACGAACAGAGGATCCTGAAGTGGAATCGGCTTGCGCTTTTGATCCGTTAGCGAACTCTATGTTACCCTTGTTCCACTCTTTGACACCCTGCTGAAGAAAACGAGGTAAATATTCGAACGCAAGTTGCAATCTACCCATAATTTCTCTTGCTGTCGATGACTTGTTTGCAAGTATGGCAATATTGTAGTTTTCATTAAAAAGTATAGAATGAAGAAGATAAGCAACAGCAGTAGTTGTTTTTCCTACTTGACGAGGAAGTTTACAAATAGAGAAGCGATTCGCATGAAATGAACGAAGCATATCTTTTTGAAAGTCCCACATTTCAAATGGCATGAGACCTTTATCAACGTTAACGATTCTTATATATTTTGTGGCAAAATAAACAGGATCATTAGCACACTTTTTATACTCATCTATTTCCAGTTGAGTAAAAGAATGTGTGTATGATTCTCTAGGCAGATTAGGATTGCCGTTATATCCCTCATAACGTGGCATTTATTTTCCTTGTTGAGCTTTTGCTCTCTTTTTCACAAAACGGATAGCCTTAGCATACTTGCTGCTTTTTTCTTTTTTTATAAGATGATCATGCTCACCTCTAAGAATTGCTGCTTTGAGTTCTGGATCATCATCAATATAACGAACTGTGTCATGCCATTCTTTATGAGCGATAATGTCTTTTGCGGGCACACTATCTCTATGAACGAAAGGTGCTTTGTATTCATCTTTGTCTACATGAAACTCTGCTGTAGGTGTATTGTGTGCTGGTCCATAAAAACCTTTATTATCTTTGCTTGGAAGTGAAGCATAGATTGCTTTTGGACCTTCGTAACCTTTCGCTTTAGATAGTTGAATACCCTGTCTGCGAATAGCATTTAGATTCTTCATACTTGTCTGATGATAAAGTTTGATCTTACCTTCAGGTGTGGGTGTAGAACCTGGTTCATCAGGTACTTCATAACGAGGTTTCTTTAGTTCGTAGAGATACTGCTTAAACGTCTTCATTGTTCTTTACCTTCTTTAGTAATTCAGCAGTTGATCCAACAAAAACTGCTTTCTCTACGTTAATACGTTGTTCATCTTGAGGTCTTGACTTGTCTTCTTTCATCAAGTCTTTAGTCTTCTTTTGAAGATCATAAAGGTCTTTCGTCGTCTCTGCAACAGTCTTCATGAGAGTTGACAGAACTTCATATGCTCTTGGACTCTCACTTTGTCTAGCAAGATCAGTCAAGTCTTCGATTGCATTGTTACCTTTGTCAATCAATGAACGAAAAGTTTTTCGAGCTAGTCTATAGTCTTCAGCTTGATCAGGAAGAGCATCAGCAGGTAGAGATTGTTCAGTAACAGGTACCGGTGGAAGTATCTCTACCTGCTTAGGAGTTGGTTCAATACCTAAAGCTTCAGCCAGTGAATCATTTGTTTTTATCATGAAATATTTGGCCATTCTGTAATTGTAACATCATATCCAAATTCATCACCAGGATTTGCAGTATTTGGTTTTGGTTCGATATGAATGTTTGATAGCTTCAGTGGTGTTGCATCGAAACTTGAAATCTTGTATGCTGCATTTGTTGTCACTGCACGGATTGTATTGTTAACTAGAAACTGTCCTTGTGAACTACCAATAGTTAGATGATTCGTATTCTGATCCCAAGCTACAACAACACCATATGCATTTGCTGTCAGATAATTTGGACCCTGATAGACAACATCATCCATCTTGAAATTACCGTTGTTACCATTATCTGTATTGATTCTGATCAGATAACCAGCTTGAAGTTTTGGATCGTTGAAGATGTTTGCATCGATCTTGCGAATGATCTTTGGTGTGTTGACTGGACCATAGTAGTAAGTCTTCATCGTGAAAGTAAGGCGCCAAGTAACATAACGAACAGAGTCGAAGTTACCCTCGTGTTCGATGTTCATATCAACAGAGTTGAGAATGATAGGTGTATCTTTAAGAAATCCAATTGTTGGTATAGGATTAATCGTTACAGTGTAGTCAGGATTAAAGAATGGTAAAATCTGTTCTACGATCTGTGTACCATCATCGATGTTTCTTGCATAGATGTTTAGCTCAAAGTTTAGATCATATGGAACACCCATATACTGAGCTACAGCTCTTGTTGATGTGTTTGCTGCTGCTGCTCTAAGTAGAGAGTTTTGCTTTCTGTCTGCATCATAATTAAAGCTTGTCAACTCAAATGACATTCTTGGTAGAGTTAGTTGGATCTCTTTACTTAGATTTGGATCCATTCTAAGACGTGCAAAGTACTTTTCTTTTGGAGCATACATGATAGGCACAAGAATTCTTTCGATCTCTGCACCTGTATCTCTGTTTCTCTTAATCAAAGTAATGTCATTGAACATGTTACCAAATAAGATAACATACTTTCTTGTGAGTTGATGATAAAAGTGTTGTATATTAAGCATTATGGAGTTCCAAACGGATTGTTTTCACTGAAGTCAATGAACGAATCAGCTTCAGTTTGTTGTCTCTTGTTTTCATAGTAATCATACTCAACAAAGCTTCCATTTGTATCTGTATTTACTATGTTATATCTTGTGTTTGAATCTTCACCAATCAATCTAGTTCCAGTAGTGAAAGAACCAATAATGTTGATCAGTCTGATATTCGTGTTAGATGGAATCCAATCTTGTACTTCAGCTCTTGCTGTGGCATATGCGAGGTTAGCACCCTGATACACCACTTCACCAAGATGATAGTTACCTGATCCCTGATTCAATGCAAGATTGATAGTGTAACTGTTGTTTCTTTCGACCAAATCAATCTGTTCAACTCCTGTGTCAATATCTTCATTACTGAATCTGAATAGCTCACATCTAAGTTCGTAGATGTATGGATCTCTCTTGCCTAGAGAGAAGAACATCAATTCTTCTTCAACGAACTTAACTTCAAACAACTTCTCAAGAACAGGTACGTATACAAGATCACCTTCTCTTGGTCTTTTTGTTATTGTAGAAGGAATGTATCTTTGAAATGATCGTCTTGAAAAGATGAAGTTGGATGTATCTCGAATCTCTAGACCAAACTTTGAGAAGAAGTCACCATCACCTTCGTAACCTTCAACGTTTGCAAGATATGCTTCGATTACATAAGCTCTAGTGAACTTTGACTTAGCATACTCACCGAAAATCTCATCTAGAGAGTCGTATGAGTCTCTAGGTATATAATAAACATCGTGACCCATGATCTTGATGGATTCAGTTACAACATCTTCCATCAAACGCTGTTCGTTTGTTTTTACACCAGAATAGTTGTTGAAGTAGCTTGACGTAGGCATTAAGTTGAGACCTTTTTAATATTGATATATCTGCAATTATCAAAATGCCATCTTTTAAGTTGATTTATTGCACCATCTTTTTTACAGTGAGGACACTGTGTTCTTAGTTTTGGTTTTCTTAATTTTGCTTTGTGTTCTTCCGATAGAGACTTACCCCTCAAAAAGTCTGCTGTTCTTCTAACAGCATCTTCGGGTTGTTTACACCCTTTTCTTGACGGTGGTTTTATATTATTTTTTATCATAAACTGACTAATCTTTTTCTTATGACTTTCTGTTTTCTTATATCTTAGTCCAGATGTACCTTCACCACCATCTGTCATATTTCTAAGTGTACCTGTTCCTATGTTCTTTCTACCGTACCAACGAATGTAAAACCTCTCTAAAGCAAAAGCTCCTATTTCTGTCAAATTGGATTCCATAATTACTATTCTACTTTTGTCAGAAGGTGTTCTAATTTTTTTGTGACTTGCTTTGTCCCATGCACGAAAACCTTTTCCCTTACCTATGTAATAAGGACTACAATCTTTTCTTAAATAAGCATAAACATAAAACATTTTTACGCTTTCATCCTAACAAAAATTGTGGAGGCTCTTCATAGGTATCCCTTATTTTCTCTTCCAGCTCTTTAATTTCTTGAATGGCATCTTGATATATCTGTATACCATTCATCGTGATACCACCCGGTAGTTGCATACCAGCAAATTTAGACATATTTGCTCCCCACTGTCTCTTAATGTAAGCAGTAGCAAGTCTCTTTAGCATCATGTCATTGTAAACGTCTGTATAAGAATCTGGGTCAACTATGATGTAACCTTCGATGATGATCCACTCACCAACTTCGATATCGTTTGCCCAGTCCCAATCAATTCTAAGTCTGTCAGTATGTCTATTGAATCTGAGAGGTGTTTCACCAGAGAACAGCATGTCAAGTGTTCTGATATGCTGCATCGTTAGAACATAGTTGACATAAGATGTTGAAGTGAAGTCATACAACTCATGAAGTCTTAACTGATATCTAAGATCGAACATGTTAACAGAAGCATTGGTGGAACCTACTGGAAAGATTCGAGTGACACCAATGATGTTCTCTGTTACAGGAATATACTGATTGTCTTTGTCCTGTTGTGTGATCTGATGCTTTAGATACCAACGTTCAACACCATCATAGTGAAACTGCTGATAATACTGTAAAGCTTCATCAATTCGATCATCAACTTGATCAAAATCTACGTTAATCTCAATTACAGGAAATCCTAACTGACGAAGACACCAATCTATGAGTTGTTCTCTTGATGCTGGTATTGACATTTATGTCCCTCTATGATAGTCTGCATATATATTTATAAACACACTGGAGTTTTATTATGATCGGTCTTCTTGGGGATTATATTGAAGACATTTACGTTTATGGAACATGTGATAGAATAAGTCCTGAATCACCCATTCCTGTATTCAAAGAAACTAAGACAGTTCACAAGAAAGGTGGATCAGGAAATGTTCATGAAAATCTAAAAGCATTTGGTGTTGAAGTAGAACACCTGTATTCATGTAATTCCGTTAAGACACGATTCGTTGTCGATAATCACATCGTATTCAGATCAGATCGAGAGGAGTACAATGCATCAAAGCAAACAGACTTCAACTTAGAGTCAGAGTATGTTATTCTCTCAGATTATAACAAAGGTTTTCTTGACAAGTCAGAAGAGATTATCAAGAATCTAAAAGACAAGGGTAAATTTGTCATTGTTGATCCTAAATTCAATCTATCTTTCTACAGGGGTGCAGACATCGTAAAGATGAATGAGAAAGAATGGAATGAATATTCTGATACAAGAGATGGATATGCTGTAAGAAAAGATTTCGGCATTGGCACTCTTGTTGTTACACGTGGTTCAAATTCTGTTCTTATCAATGATGATCTTGGTCCAAGAGAGATTGTTGTTGACAACCATATTGTTTCAGACGTAACAGGAGCTGGAGATATATTCATTGCAGCAATGACTGTGTTTCTCTATCGAGGTGATAAGATTGACGAAGCCGTTCGCAAAGCATCTAAGCTGTCATCAATCTCTGTAACTAAGTTTGGAACTTATGTTTTGACAGAGAAAGATATTCGTACAGTTTGTCCTAAAGTCGTGTTTACAAACGGATGTTTTGACATTCTACATCGAGGACATGTCGAGTATTTGAAGAAGTCAAAAGCTCTTGGTGATAAGCTGGTTGTAGGCATCAACTCAGATGAATCCGTTCGCAGACTAAAAGGATCAGATAGACCTATCAACAATCAAGAAGACAGGAAAGCTATTCTTGAAAGTCTTGAATGTGTTGATGAAGTCATTGTCTTTGAGGAAGATACACCATACAAGTTGATTAAGTCAATCAAGCCTGTTATTATAACCAAGGGTGGTGACTATGTGAAGGAACAAGTAGTAGGAAAAGATTTAGCAGATGTAGTCATAATCGACTATTTAAATGGATACTCAACATCAAAGTTAATGGAGAAGATATAATGACTGTTATGAGTTCACTTATTGTAGACAAGGTTTGGGGTAGAGAAGTTATCTTTGCAGATCAAGACAACTATTGTGGAAAGTTGTTGATCTTTGATAGAGAAGGCAGTAGTTGCTCGATGCATTTTCATGCCATCAAAGACGAGACATGGTATGTACAGAAGGGTTCATTTCGTGTTGACTGGATTGATACAACAGACGCAAAGACATACTCGGACATTCTGGGAGTCGGTGATGTTTGGCACAATCCACCTCTTTCTCCACATAAGCTAACTGCATTAGAAGATGACTCAGTTATCTTTGAAGCTTCGACTGAAGACTCAGATACAGACAACTATCGAGTTACACCAAGTAAGGGACAGTAATGATTCTGGTAACTGGTCATAAGGGCTTTATCGGTCGCAATCTGTTCAATCATCTCTATCTAAAGGGTGAAAAGGTTATCGGTCTTGATCGTAAAGATGGTAACGTGTTCGAACAGTTTGCAGATATTCCATGGAAAGATGTGACAGAGATTTATCATCAAGGTGCAATCTCTAGCACAACTGAACAGAACGTTGATGAAATATATAATCACAACATCAAGTTCAGCATTGGTCTATTCGAGAAGGCAATCAAGCATGATATCAGAGTGAAGTATGCATCTTCGGGTTCAGTGTATGGCAATTCAAAAGACTATGCACTGAACCCTCTAAACTACTATGCAATGTCAAAGCTCACTATCGATATGTGGGTTATGGAAAACAAGAATAGATTTAGAAAGAACGTCACGGGCTTTAGATACTTCAACGTCTACGGCAGAGATGAGAATAAAGATGATCTCAGCACGAGTCCGATCTATCGATTCAGTGAGCAAGCAAAAGATAATGGCATCATCAAAATATTCAAGGGATCAGAAAAGACGTTTCGAGACTTTGTATGTGTTGAAGATGTGATTAAGATTATCACAGATGAACATAGAACAGGTGTATTTGATCTAGGCACTGGAAATCCAATCAGCTTTCTTGAAGTTGCTGAACTTGTTGCTGAGAAGTATGATGCAGCAGTTAAGTTTATTCCAATGCCTGATATCATCAAGGGTAAGTATCAGTTCTATACGAAAGCAAGGTCAGAGTTTATTTACCATCGCTTTCAATCAGTTAAAGAATGGTTGTCTAGAAACTAGAGTTTAATGTCGTTCTTACTCTGATCTCTTTAGTATCTGAAGACACACTTACGCTTTTCGTAGATGACTGGACTTTTACTTTAGTTTTGTTTTCAGATGGAAGTGATATGTTTATCATCGAGTGATCTCTGGAGTTATTGTGATGATGCCTTCTAAAACTCTAGTTACAATATTGTTTGCACTGACTGTCTCAACATCAAATAGATATCTACCTGGTTTGATATTTGATGTTTGACCAGCAGTTAATGACATTGTGATCTTACCATTGCTTGCGTCAGATACTGTACATGTGATATTTGCACTTGCGTTAGCTGAGTAGTAAGATCGTCTCATTTGACTTCTTACTGTATAACCTGAGATGTTTATATATGCGTTTGTGATATCATCTGTAAGTGTGATGATATTGTTGTATGTTGTGCCTTGATCGATGTAGAGTTCAGTATATGCTGTCATCACTTCTTCTCGTCAATTTTAGCTTCAAGCTCTTTGATCGCTTGAATAAGATATGCAATAATACCTGAATAGTTAACGCTTTTAATACCGTCATCATTTGTTTGTACAAGATGTGGTAGAACTTTTTCTAACTCTTGACCGATTACACCTGAAGACTTTTCATTATTATCTTTCCATATAAACTCAACACCACGCATCAATCCAACTGTATTAAGAGCGTTTTCTACGGTATAAATATCTTTCTTTCTATTTTCGTCTGACAGAGAATTAAAAATTGTCGAATTGAGTGTACCAGTTGATGGCACAAAATATAGTTTTGTATTAGACACAATACCACTTGACCAAGCGTTGCTAGTATTAGCAGACATTGGAATATAGTATATTTGACTATCAGAATTATTAGCAGAGAGTGTTAATATAGATTGATTAAAGTAGTCTCGATCAAGTGTTATGATATTGTTTCCACCTAGCTTAACAGTTAAACTGTTAGTGCCGGTGTATAAAAAACCATTGTTTGATGATTCATCGAAGAATACATTCGTTACTTGTAAGCTACTCATCTATTTTTAGCCTTATGCAAGAATTTTATTCATTGTTTGTTGTGAAATCTGATTCGTATCAACAAGAAGTTCTAGAAGTTCAGTTGTATCTTCTAGATTTCTTGGAAAAGAAAATTCAGCTTTCACTGTGACAATTTCTGGTGTTGAGTTGTTGTCCCATCTAACTTTCTCAGTGAGTGTTAGATTTTTTCTAACATCATCTGATGACCAAGTTCTTGGTGGTGGAACAACGACAACTGGTGGAGGTTTAATAACTTGATTATTAATCCAACCATCACCATTTTCAGCGTCGTCAGGTACCAGAGTATCATAGAACTTTGCGACATCAGGGTGATAACATTCAGATGGATTACCACCTTGACAAATATCTCTAATCTTTTCGTTTTCAATCCAAGCGTATTTCATTGATTAGTATCCTTCTGTCCAAGCTAAAAGAACCATTCCACTTCCACCCGCTCCACTTCTTATAGGTAAAGTAGAACCGCCTCCTCCACCTCCAATACCACCTGATCCAGCAAATGCTGGATTACTACTTCCACCACTATTTCCACCGCCTCCTCCACCACCTATTCCTCCACTACCGGCCACGCCTATAGATATACCTGCTCCACCTCCACCACCTATTCCTCCATTACCACCAAATGCACCGGACACGCTAGTCGCACCTCCTCCACCACCAAAACCACCTGTTCCACCTACTGTCGGCGTTTGTGCATTACCACCTACACCACCTCCACCAGAACCATTAAAGACTGATGGAGTCACAAATGCCAACAAATAATTAAAATTTAATACATTTGTTGTAGTTGACATGCCAGAACTTGAGTTTATAACAGGAGGATTTGAATTTAAGCCTAAACCAGGAGGATTTAAAATTCCTGGACCTCCAGGACCACCTGACGTAGTGCTTCCACTGATAAAAATAGATACACCTGGACCTGATGATCCTCCACCTCCAGTTGCAACTGATCCATTAATAGATGATCCTGAAACGTTTATTCTATCGCCACCATTGTATAATCCTCCTCCACCGGTAAAAGAATTGTAGACACCAGCATTGTTAACAGAAGGAAATGAACCACCTCTTCCTCCAAAACCACCACCGCCTGTTGCACAACTGTTTATTAATGTCGATTGTTGCATCATACCTCCAGAACCACCAGTTCCAAAAATTGAACCTGCACCACCTCCACCAAAAGCACAATCATTAGATTGAAAATTTGTTGTTTTGCCGCCACCGTTACCACCAGATGCAGTAAGTACTCCTCTTAGTGAGGCAAGTGCTGTTCCTGTACCGCCTGTACCGCCTAAAATTGCAGTCTCAATAGATTGGCCTTGTTGACGGCCACCGCCACCACCAGTGGCGGTCAAAATACTTCCTAATGAAGAAGTTCCTCCAGAATTTCCATCTGCGTTTGTTGCGACTGAACTACCACCCGCGCCCACTGTAATTGTAGGTAACAACTGTCCAGGAATTACATCAATAATTCCTGCTGCAAAACCACCTCCACCGCCACCTGTTCCACAACCAGTGTTGGTTGGTCCCGCGCCACCACTACCACCTGCACCAACTACAATAGCGTATATCTGATAGACATTTAATGGCACAACAAAATCATTAAAACTTCCAGCCGTTAGATATGCTCTAACTTGTCTCCACTCAGGAGGTGCAACTCTTGTTGGTGCATTTGGTGGTAGTGGATAACCATATAAACCTTTGTTAGCCATCTTAGAAATCTCCTCCAACAGCAATAATATTAAATGTATTCGCAACTTGAGTTGAAGCTCTTAGTGAGTGTCCATTCTGTAGAATGATAGGTAGAACCTGTGACATGCTATTCGTGTTCAACTGCGTTTCAAATGATGGAATAGTGTTACCTGATGTTGAAATACCAACAACTTGAACTTCAGTCATGAGTGTGGATGTATTTCCGTTATTGATGTAGAGACGAACCATACCAGGTGAAGTATTTCCTACTGCTTTGATGTTAATAGCATCAATTCTTGAACCGCTTGATCCAGAAGTGAAAACAGTATTTACAATTCCAGTGCCATCAGTATTACTATTTGAAAATGTAATTGTGGCTATACCAACTTTTGGTGTACCTACATATTGAGGCTGATTTGCCATTTATATAACTCCTTGAGACATGATAATATAATCTGGTGTGCCTGATGTATCTTTCCAAATTGGTGGAAGTCCAGGACCTTGAGAAGAGAAAACTTGATTGACAGTTCCAAAAGAACCATTTGTACTTAAAGAACCTGTCATGTTAAGATTGACAGTATTTACGGTATTACCACTAAATGAGTTTGCAGTAAGTATATTGACATTTAGTGAAGTCGCAGTTGCAGTCGTGATATTTGCTGAATTAACGTTTAGTGAAGTCGCAGTTGCAGTCGTGATATTTGCTGAATTGACGTTTAGTGTTGTTACTATAGCATTACCAATTGTAGAATTACTTATATTAATTGTATTTCCTACGAAACCTCCAGTTGCAGTTATAATGCCCTGAATTATAAGATTGGTTGTACTAATAGAAGCGACTTGTAAGATACCCATATCTTCTTAGACCTTTTTTATCTAAAATATTTATGTTTTGATTGGCCACACAACAGGAAAAGATGTGTTTGGATGTTCAGCACACAACTCATCTTTTGTTTTGATGATACCAGAGTTCTTATTTCTATACTTTGCACTCATCTTTGATCCTGTCTTTATTTAATATTCTTGTCCATTGATCTTTACTGATTTGATAACCGAACATCCATAGTACCCGAGATCGAGGACCAGAAACATTCGTAACATAATGACTAACGTCTGAAGCAAGATAACAATGAAGATCACCCTCTTCTAAGTTTATTTGTTTACCATCGACAAATAAGATGCCACCTTCAATAGGTTTTCTTGTCATGACATTACATCTTAGTACTTCAAGACCATCCTCTTCTTTTGGATCCGTATGTTCATATACATCTCCACCATCGAATGTGCAACTGACTACAATACCGTCTCTGCCGCCACCAAGAACACTTTTATTATATTTGTGTAATGATAGACGATCAGTGATCATTGAGTGAACATCGTATACAATATCAGGATAGTTAAAATTATTCCCGTAGAACCTAGAAGTGTATCGCTTGGAATAGTTGAACTTTCCTCGGTCTAAGCCTGGACCAAGCCACTCATGCTCAATGCCATCATCTACAAAAGCATTTAGTTTGCTCATTTCTAAAGACGATAAAAAATTTCTTATTATTAATACCATTTATAAAAAGTTATCTAGAAGATATCAAATTTATTTAGCATAGTTTATCTTTCAATTTTAATTTTTGTTACGTTGTTTTCTGTATTTGATTCTATGAACTTAAATCCCATAGAAGAACAATAACTTTTAAAGTCTTCTTCAGCGAGTGGATCGGTAGCTAGTATAACTAGCGTTTGACCTGAGTCGCATGTTTGTGCGATTTTATGAGTAATCATAATTGGCTCAGGGCAACAAAGTCCTACACAATCAACTATTCTCTCTTCCATTAATAAATTAATCCATCTGCAACTTTGAAAGCTTCTTCAGATCCTGCTCCTAGAGGTATAGAGTTAGGATTGATGATATCGAATCCATTTTCAGCATCTCTTAATGCATGTATACAGTAACATACTGTATCATCTTCGAGTGCTGTAAGTTCATGGAACTGCTCTTTGCGTATCAAAATGATATGAGGTGCTTTGAAAATGGTTTCTTTATCATCTAACTTAATTTTTAAAGAACCTTTAGCAAGAAGTGTTTGATGATCAAATTTGTGTGCATGACCATGTTCAACATCGCCTGCATTTTTAAAAAACATCTGTCTTACATAAACACTAGAGACACAACTCAAAGATATTTCAGGCTTATTGGACATTATCAATTGCTCCCCAAATCAGTTACAATTAAGTTAGATGTTTCTAAAGATGGTGGTTCCGGATTTTTTACTATTGTTCCGTTTGGTAACCTAATCCAACCTACTTCTACTTCATCTGATACTGGTTCAAAAAGTGCCACTACTTGAGGCGTAAAACTATCTTCAATAGTGAAACCTTCAAGAGGAACAAAAACTTCTCCAACCGTATTATCTATAATTCTTGCGTATTTCATTTTACCACTCCACAACCACTAAACCCGGCGCGCCAAAAGACCAACCACTTAAAGTAGTAGCTGCACCTCCAGCTCCGCCTCCTGGAAAACCACCTGAACCATGTCTAGCTCCACCACCGCCACCATTTATACCATCTTGACCTTTATAAGTAGTGAGTGATGAAGTTCCACCACCGCCACCGCCACCTACACCTATTAAATCTAGTAAATTTTGTTCATTACCTGAAGTTGGTGAATAACCACCGTGGGCGGCGGAATAAGTTCCAGATACGATATTGAAAAAAGCAAGACCTCCTTGTGCAAACAAGCTACTTCCTCCTTGTTCATCTCTAGCACCACCGCCGCCGCTTGCAGAACTCAAAATTGTTCTAGTATTACTGGGATTATTTCCATTACCTCCGTTACCGAAAAGATTAGCAACTCCACCACCACCATTATTATTATCGTTGCTGACATTAAAACCTGATCCGCCAGTATAATTGATATCACCGCCTGATCCTGAACCACCAGCACCACCGCTTGTTCCTCCAGTAGCACTAACATGAGTACCAAAACTGCAAGTGCCACCAGCCGCTCCTCCTGAGAAAGATACGTTAGCAACTGTTACTGCAACGTTCGATCCTGGAGTAAGACCTGATACTACTCTCATTGCAAAACCACCGCCACCACCAGATGGTACAGAAGTAGGAGATTTACCGCCACCAGTTTTATTGCTGTTAGCTCCTCCACCCCACACTCTTGCACGAACTGTTGTTATTCCGGGTGGCACGGTCCATGTTGTTGTTGATGTGAAAAAGCGAACACTTCCTGTACCAAAAGGTCTGGTAATAGGACCCGTTGGTGTTAGACTAGTTGATTGTAATAAATTTCTTCCCATGTGTTATTCCTCAAATCCGTGAACATTAACACTAATAGAACTTATACTGGTATAAACAACCACATTCTTACTATTGGATGCAACAATACCTGTTCTTTCTAGTACCGAATTAGGCGGTACAGGAGCATCATACTCAATGTACTCGGCTACTGCAGGAGACGAAGTGTTTGCAATTGCAATTCTAATTAATGCAACGTTGACTGCATCTCTGTTGCAAATATTTATGTTTAAAGTGCTAATTCTATTAGCAGGTACTGTATAAACAATTGTATTACTAGTTGCAGAAGGTGCAGATTGACCTAAAGTACCGGACGGCATTCGTGACTCCTATTTTAAGAAAAACTTGAGAAGAAAAATAATTTTGATGATGTTACAGATACAGATTCTGTAGGAGTTGACGATATCCAAGCACTACCATTTGAAACAATAATATTTCCTGTATTACCTGGAGATGGTAAGTCTGTTAAACCAGTATTGCTTATGACAACTCTGTTGTTAACTGAAATTGAATTTATAACATCTAAATTTATAGCTCTTACAGTATTAGATGTTATATTATTAGAAGTGATAACATTAGATGTAAACGTATTAGTTGTAACAACGTTAGTTGAGAAGCCATCTATAATTAAATTTAGATTACCAGATACGTAGTCTAATACTCTGTTTCCACCCAATACAATAGTGAAGTAACCATTACTGGTCTCGTATGTGATTCTGTTGTTGCCAGTTGGCTCAAAGTTGATATTTCTTACTTGAATGGTACTCATAGTATGACTACTCTCGCTCCTGTATCGATAGTAAGCGTTCTATTATTTGCTAAGATAATTGGTCCAGTTGCTGAAGCGTTTTCACCTGCAATAAAAGTGATGTTGCCAGTAATGGTATTAGCATTGATTCTAAAGATATCGTTTGCGTTAGTCGATGGACCAACAGCACCTCTATTACCCTTATAGTAACCACCACCCGCATTATTGGCTGCTGTTAATGCAGTATTTGCCAGAACAAAAGCATCGTTTGCTTTGTTAAACGCAGGAGAGAAGTCTGTAACAGCATTGTTAGCAGCAAAGAAAGCAGCATTCGCAATACTAGCAACTACGTTAGCATAGTTATATGCGTTATTTGCATGAGAATATGATAAGTTAGCTTGAGCAAATGCACTATTTGCCAATGCATATATTCTGCTTGACAGATTTGCTGACGCTACGTTATTGCTTGCTGTGTCAAATGGATTGTTAGTAATAGCATTGATTTCAGCAACCAGATTGATCTTTACGACAATCTGGTTGGTAATTGTTCTCCACTCATCAAATGTATTCGTGAGTGCGACGTTTGCGATAGTCATTTACTGGCAATCCTTTGAAGCAGTTCTTTAATTTCCTGCATGTCTTTTTTGATATCGTCTATCTCTGACACTTTGTCTTTGAGAAACTTCAATTCTTCTTTTTGTTTATTTATAGCATTTTTTTTCGAAAGATAGTCGTCTTTTGCTTTCTTATCGACATTCAGAATCGCACCAGATTCTGTGTCTTTTCTAAGATAAGGTTTGTCTTCTACTTTAACTAGATTCATTTTAGTATCAACCACTATCTGCTGGTAGAGCCACTGCAATCATGTCGTAGATGTAAGGAATCTTCGAGAACACAGTGTCAGACGATGACATAACAATCTTGACCTTGAATTGATTGAATGAATCGAAAGTTGCAAAGTCTGTAGAATATATAACGTTATTTGAACTGAAAGATGGTCTAAATTCTAGTTCGATTGGTTTTAGATCCTTAGAGAAGTTTAGAGCACCAACTTTTTGCTCCATTCTTGTCCATCTCTTGTTTTCAATGTTCTCATTATCATAGAAATTCTTGACTTTGTAATAGACTTGAATGTTAGCCTCTGGTGGTTTAACTGCTGTCAAGAATACTCTTAGATCACCACCTTCAATGCCAGGTGTCAGAGTGATTGTCTTACTTACATATCTAGAATACGCTGGACCACCTGATGGATCAAGCTCAGAGTTTACAATAATGGATGCGTTACTTCCATCTGTAGATGTGATTCTAACATTTGCATCTTCAAAGTAGTCTGAACCATATGAGTCAAATCTTAGACCAGCTATCTTACCAGTCTTGATAGGTTCAATCAGTGTAAAAATGGTTGCATTTGCACCACCACCAACATTAGATGTTATAGAGACGCTTGTATTCTGATATGTATATCCGTTTCCAGTGTTTGCAACTGTAATTCTTGTTGGATCAATTGACATGTTGTTGATGATAGTTGTCACAGTAGATAGACCTTGACGATCTGGATAAATGATTGGTGACACGTCAGGATTGTTTGTTGACATATCAATCTTAACCAAGAATGACTCAGTTGGAAGATCATCTGACTTTAGAACTTTTCTGACTGAAAGTAGATTTGTTATGTCTGGTCTAAACGTTGTGTATGTCAAGTCCATAGTATCATTGCTAGATGTGATTGCCTTATATGAGAAGTCAATTGATGTGTTTGATATTTGAATAACGTCTGAGTGATAGTCGAAAGAATCAAACTTTGTGTTTGCATCTTGTTGAGCAAATGCTTTTTTGAAGTATGGATCTTTCTTCTCTTTAAAGAGAACACTACCACTTGTGTTAAATCTGCACTTATGAATGATGAACATTATGTCTTCCGACTGAATTGCAGTGTCAGTTCTTGCGTTCTGTGACTTGAACATACTTCCGACATATGGTTGCTCAGACACAACTCTATCAGAACCGAGAATCTTTTCTCCTAGTTCAGAAACATATAGATCATAGTCGTAATCATTTGTACATAGAACGAAAGCGTATTCTTTGCCTGATTCAAGATAAACTGGTGAAGAGAATACGAATCTCGTTAATGTATTGGCATTATTTGGATCTGGACTTAGTGAAACTTTAACATCAGCCGCATCAAGAACAGAGACAGCATTTGGAATAATTTCTGTTGAGTTTGGATAACCATTCACAACTGGTCTAATCTGTAGCTCGATTGGTTGAGTACCCTTGTTAGCAAAGAATAGATCGATAAATGGAACAAAGATGCCATCTCTGTAATCCACTTCAGACACATAGAATGTTTGTGATAGAGAAGCATTTTCTCTTCTCTTTCCAGAACTCGCATTACCACCTGTCTCAACTGCATTGATAGTTGGAATGATGGTAGATAGAGAACCTGTAAGTCCTGATGGTGTTGTTATGTTAACCTGAGATGGGGCAAAAGAGATTTGCTGTCTCTCAATCTGCAAACCACCTGCACTAAAGATGTAGTTAGCATATGATGTAGCCTCGTCAACTTGATTTGTTGGACTATCAGATACAGTTACTACTCTATCACCAGTGCGAAATCTAAAAGTTGTTTCTAGATTTGGATCAGGAATATGAATGATTCCAGGCAAATAGCCTTTTGTTGTTGTGTAGTGTGATAGTGTATTGCTTGCAGCATATGATATTCTACGATCAGAAATTGAGTATGTTAAACCGATTCCACCAGCTACTGATTCAAAAGCTGGAGATACTTCTGCTGATCTAGACACACCATTGTAAGATACAATGTTAGCTGTCTGACCAGGAACACTACTACCTAAAACAATAATCGTATTTCCAACATAGAATTCATCAAGTGTTGATGCTTCTGTAGAAAGTCTGATGATAGTATTGTTTGAACCTGATCTTACTTTGCCTGAAAAGTGCTGATAAGAAACAACGTTTGAAATGTTAGATGTGTTAGCTGATGAAACAGTATTTCCAGTCTCTACCGAAGTGATCAGTCCACTGAAAAGATTTCCTAATACAGCATCATTGAGAATTGTACTTGATAGATAGAGAACGGTATTACCACTCTCGTTCTTTTCACTATGAAGAACCTTTGCAATGCCATAGTTGATGTTTACATATTCACTTCTCTCACCACCCTTGATAAGACTTGCATAAGAAACACTGTTATCAAGTTCAACAATGTTTGCTCTTTCAACTAGTGAAGATACGTCTTTACCATCGAAGAAGATATATGACCTTCTGTTGGGTCTAAGATTATAACCAACAAAAGAAATTGGAATTGATCTCATGAAGAATGGCATTATGACATCAGTTACCGGAACAATTTCTCTTAAATTGTCTGATCTGGCAACCGTTGATGAAATCGCGGTTGTTCTTCCTTCTAACAAAGATAAAGGATTAGTTTGAGAAGCTTGACCTGTTACCAATCCAGATGTCACCAATCCTGCTTCTAGTAAAGGAGACTTAACAAAAAAAGTATTCTGTGCCATAAATAGTTATTCCTTTGAGAATATATCTTCTTCTCTTGATAGTTTTATTTATTCTATTCCAAATATGTTATCTGTAGTTGGATCAGAAATTGACCATCCATCCCACTCTTGACCAGACTGTGCATATTCTGTTGCATTGAAGCCAGCATCTACTGCTGAGTTAACAGTATCAATAAAGTCTTGAGTTGCAGCAGCAATACCGTATGATTCAATCTGATCTGCCCAGTAATCGAAGCCTTCTGCATGTCCTCCCCAACCTGCATACTGTTCATACAACTCTTGAACAAACTCTTCAGTTGTAACTCTAGATTCAATAGTATCAGCTCTTGTATCAGCTTGATTGTTCTGCTGATTGTTTGACGAGATCGAATTTTCTGTCGATGAATATGGGAAAGTATCTGAATCACTTGTATAGTCTCTTAGTGGTGACAATGAGAATCTTCCAGACGTGTCTGAATAGTTATAGAGTCCATCAACAATGTCTACACCGAGACCAGAGATATTCTCTGGAACTGTTTTTAGACCTGATTCGATACCACCCATGATGATGTTTTCGGCAAATTCTCTTGCTGACCAACCATTCGTAATCTTTTGTTCTGCCCAATATACGAAGCCAACACCTTCAGGTGGTCTGTCAAAGAACGTATTATATGCATCTGAAATTGTTCTTACGTCATCTATACTTACGCTAATATTGGTTCCTTTAACTGCATTAATGTTAGCTTCAATATAGTTTGCAATCTGTTCTGGTGTTAGGGCAGCAGTTTGAACAACACCATTAATATCTGTCAATGGTGTTTGAGAACCTGTCTCAGTCATGTACCATCCATTAACTGAATCATATGCCAGACCACCTAGACCATTATAATATTGTGTCTGAGATAGAGCAACTAAGATTTTTTCTTTAGGAACTTCTGGCTCAGGGGGCCAAGGTAATTTATTATGAGATAGAAATCCTTCCATAATATATGTATGAGCGTCATCAATAGTAATAACAACAACATCATCATTTTCAGATTCAACAACAATATCTAAAACACACTTTCCATCAATAAAATCACCTATTTTTATTTCTTTTGCTTCTATCCACTTATTGTCATTATAGAACTTATGTGAGTCACTCACAACTATATCTCTGTCTAAGTCTTCAAACTTAATTAGAAGTCGTTTGGCTTTTGCGAAAGATACATGAGTAACTTCGAATATTCCTTCTTTCATTGTATGTTCATGTTTAGTGAACACTTTCATTCCTACTTTTAAGTCAGCAGCCTTTATCCATGTTTTATCATCCAAAAGAATACGCATCCAAGGTGCTGGACATACAGGAGGAATATCTGGAATTGTACCACCACCGCCATCATCAACATAAGGAGGATTTCTGCTGATATTCGGACGAAGTGGATCTCTCACGTTGCCTGGAGGTGGATTTATTATAGGAACAGGTTGAACTGTAGGAATAGTAATTGTTTGAGGTGGTAAGAAGCTAGTTTCTCTCCAGATATCTGCTGATGGAACTGTAATAAGCTGTCCCTTAAACTCTGCAAACAAGAACTCTGCAACAGGTGTTGACTTAGTTGCAGTTGTTTGAGAGATTGCTGGTTCTGTTGTGAAATCAAGAGTTATCTTGTTGTCACTTGCCTTTACATTAACATTGCTTTCGTCTTTAAGAGTGAAGTCAACATAGTAACCTGACAGTTTAGGCATCAAAGTACCACCCAACTTTTTAAGTGAGTACTTTCCTGTATAGTCAATAGAACACTGGAAGCCTGACAGTCTTACATCTGCAAGAAGAGGTGAATCAAAGTTATCAGCTAGAATGCCATACTTTGTTCTATCTAGACCATCAACGTCTTTAATGCTAATGTCATCTGCTCTCTTCTCTAGACTGTTTAAGCGAACACTATATTCGACACTCTTAAGTCTCTGATCAATTCTACCGATGTCTTGCATCGTATATCTTCTGTGACTAATTGTGTCAACATAGATATCCTTTGTTGTCTCTGTGTATGGATTCAGACTCAACTTATGAAGTAAGATTGATCTTTCTGGAATCTTAGGAAATACTGGATTTCTGGCAGACTGTCCTTGAACAAGATATGGAATCTTATTTGGAGCTATAGCAATAATATCTTTTCTCTTCTTATAGTAAGAGTAAGAAGATGTGAAGTCTGAAGTTGCGATAGGTGCTCTTGCAGAAGTAAAGTTGAATGTCTCGTTGTTAGATGCATTAGGTCTAACAGGTCTGAAGTCAACAACGTCACTTAGTTTTATCTTAGAATAATATGGAATCAAGCTGTAGCCTGTTCCTAGACTGTCACCTTCTTCAACGACAACTGAGTTGAGAAATGGATAAGAGTCAACATTGAAATATCCAACGTCTGAAGATGTTCTGTAATATCTACAGCATACTACAACTGCACCTGGAAAAGTGTAACCTGTCTTCAGTCTAATTGCAGCATGATCATAATGAGTACTTCTTTGACCGAAATCAAATTCAAATCTGCTCGTTACGTCTTGCAGACCAGTTAAGCTTGATCCAGCAGTTGGTGGTGTGTTTCCAGAAATTGCATAAATCTTAGGAATTGCAATAACATCTGATAAGAAGAGGCTTTCAGTCTCTGAACTTAGTTTACTTGGATTGATGATAACAACTTGTCCTGAGTTTTGATAGACATATGTTGTTGATCCAGTTTGATTGACGAATGTGTTAGAAACAGACTCAGTTGTGAATGTCTGAGTGTTTGCAAGAACAAGACTCTTGACTCTTTGAACAGCAGATGTTCCTCTTGCCTGCATCTTAGAATATATAGTGGCAATAAATGACTCACTTGTGTTGCCAGTGTTTAGAACAGCCTGTTCTGGTGTCTGATTAGACACACTAGATGTAACTCTTACTTGTTCACCGACAGTTCTAGCACTGGATAGTGGATTGGTAACAATTACCAAGAAGTTATCCATGACTGTAGATGATACGTTAGATGTTGAAGTTGTTCCTTCGAACTCTTCATCTTGTGATGCTGTTATGGTAGCCGATTCACCAGATGTGAACTGAATAGTAGGATATGTCTTTCTGTAAACATATGACTTACCAGTTATTCCAGGTGCAACATACTTCTCTGGATATAGGAAGAACATTCTTCTGAAAGCAGGTTCGAAGATGTATGTGTTACCGTTCAAACTTCCATTATCTTTATTGATAAGAGAAATTGTTGCAGATGCGTTTGCAGTAGCACTTCCAGTATAGTTTACACTCTGAATAAATGAATCAACATCTGTTATGTCATACTGAATAGTATATCTTGAGTTAACATTACACAACGCAGAGAAAGCTGGTGCAACGTTAGCAATCTTTGATGCACCGTTGTATGATACGATTTCTCTTCTCTCACCAGCATTAGGACCAGCTTCGATAAAGATATATGCTCCAGTGTAAGCGTCAGTCACAGCCGATGTTTGGGCTGTGTTCATCACAACTTGATTTGTTGCTAGTGATGTACCACCAGCATTGGCATTTAGTGTTCTGAACTTATTGTCATAGAAGTAGAGTTCAAATTGTCTTGTTGATACGTTTGAACTTCCAGAGTAGAAGTTGATATCACTGACTCTTGCTGTACCAACTTTTGTTGAATTGTATGTTGTAGAGTTTGCATATGAAACATTTGCTTTATCTACACAGTGAAGATCAATAATGCTCTGATTCTGAATATTGAATGGACCAGTTAAATCTTCTACAATGACAAAGTTACCATAGTTTAGATTTAGATCATAGTCTGACTTTGGTTCAGTCTCTCTTGATCTAGGAATCTCAATTGTCGTATCAACTAGACTCTCAGTTTCAAATCCATAGATATAAGACTTACCTGCACTCACAATAAGAGAGAAGTTATTTGTTGGATCGATTGCTGATTCTTCAACTCTTAAGTTATAAGGCTTAACAATATAGTTGCCAGATTCATCATAAGTTCTTCTTGCTAAGACTTCTTCAATCTCAGAGTATAGAGGTGTCTTAACTCTTTCTTTAATAACACCATCATCGATCTTTGCTAGTTCAATGAACTTTTCATCATCTTGACTATCAAGTGATCTTGTGGATAGAACCAATTCAACTTTATATCTTGCAGCACCAGGTGCTTGGAAATTTGATGACTCAAGTGCTGGATCGAGAAGTGAAGTATCAGAATTTTCAGTTACAATTTCTTCTGAGAGTTCTAGACCAACTCTGGCATTTGATGATAGTTGATACTTTGATACAACAACAGATTGTGAAGGCACTTTAATGAAGTAACCTTGCATAAAGTAAATGCTATCATATAGAAAAGCTAGTTTTCCATTTGATGCCACATTAGATGTGTTAACAAGACTTAGAGTCAAGTTACCTGTTGTTGTATTAACAGTAGCACCTTGAGTAAACTCTTGACCAGTTAGATACTTGATATGTAATGCAGGTGGTGATGTATCTGTTGCATTAGATGTTTGAACAACTCTTGCTAAGACATCATTATTGCCTGATGAGAGTCTGATTGTCTTGTCTTTGAAATCTGATACTGTAATGAACGAATTAGCAAATTCAGGTTGAACATTGAGTGTGATGATGTCAGTGACATCAAGTTTACCACCAATTACAGAAGAACCGTTAACGAAAATATGACGACCGAATCTTTCGACCTGGTTCTGAAGAATAGTCTGAAGCTGTGTTAATTCTCTAGCTTGAACAGCATAACCTGGGCGAAACATGATTCGATGAAAGTTTTTTGACTCATCGAAGTCATCATAGAAGGGAGCAACCCTACTTTGTGCTGGAACTACTAGAGTATTTACTACATTTGCCTGTGCCATTGTTCGTCCTTAGAATGACTCTTGTCTTTTATTAAAACTTTAAAATTATTTTGAAGTCTTCTGTCTGATCGACAGCTCTCTGAATTGGCTTTATATTATCTATATATAACAGATTGCCTGAATATCTCTTAAGTGTAGGATTCGTAACAGAGTCAACGAATCTTGCTGCACCAGTATTTGCACCAATCAAAAGATCAGTTGTAGGATTTCCTGTAACATTTGTCAGTCTCATGATACTATTAGAAGAGTCCCACTCTGCAATTCTA